TTCCGCATCAGCGCAAGGAGAATCTTCCTCACTTACCCCCACACGACAAGCGATGTCAACCTACTTTGGGAGTTCCTTAACACCCTTCGCCCTCGACCCGGACGAGCTATCATATGCCGCGAGCGCCATGCAGATGGCGACGAGCACATCCACGCCGCAGTCGAGTTCGAACGACGATTTGATTCTCAACGAGTTTCAGTATTTGACTTCGCGGGACATCATCCCAACATCGAGAGGGTGCGCACCTGGGCGGCGTCCGTCAACTACTGCCGCAAGGAAGGAGTTATCGAAACTGCGTACTTCAACTGCACGGCAGAGGACGCTACTGTGGGAGAGACTGGTACGGGAACGGCGTCCGGAGCGACTACGTACGAGGTCGCCGAGAACGCCCGAACGATTAGAGAGTGGTTCATCCACTGCATTGACAACGCCATCTCGTATGCCTACGCCAACGCCATCTGGAATCAGATCCATTCAGCCCGTCCTCCGACGTACTTCGAGCGGCCCGATGGAGGAACTATCGGGGCACATCTACAGGATCTCCGATGGAACGATGACTTTCATACCCTCTTCGTCTGCGGACCGAGCGGATACGGAAAGACTACCTGGGCACTACGACATGCACCCCTCCCCTTCTTACTGGTTACAGACATCGATGACCTCGGGTACTTCGACCCCGCGGTTCACAAGTGCATCGTCTTTGACGAGATTCGATGTACCGGAGATGCGCAAGGACACGGACGCTGGCCGTTAACTTCGCAAATCAAGCTGGTTACTTGGGACACTCCCGTATCTATCCGCATTCGCTACAAGATCGCGCATATACCTGCCCAGGTACCCAAGATATTTACCAGCTGCGAAACGTATCCTCTTATTGGCGACCCACAAATTGTACGCCGTGTCGAGGCAAAGAACCTGTATATAGACGATCACATGGGTAGCAGCAGATGGGTGATGGAATAATCTGATTTGTATCTAATGGTAGGGCTCCTAAACCCTAACCCTAATAAAATTTTCCTTTTTTTCCAAATTTTGGCCTCCGGCCGGGGCGGCCTTCGGCCGCGAGGGGGGTGCTGCGCACCCCCCAAAGTCCTTAGCCGGGGGCTGGATTGATATCTGACCCAGCATGCTTCCGCTCAGTTCACGATCGGACGGAGGGCCCGGCCTTCGGCCTCATTAGTCGTTTAAAGCGCATCTGCAATAGTGACGGCGTCGGTATCTTGATTAATCATTTGTTGTTCTGCATCAGGAATGATCACAAGGTTGTTGTATGTGAGCGTTCCGACCGTGCTCTTTTCGAGCATTCGGCACGTGATTCGCGTTGTCGAAACAATATCGAGTGTGGCGACAGATGTCGAAACGTTGGTTGGAACCGGCGTGATCGATCCAACAACTCCGCCGCTGAGTACTGCCATGGTCACACGGGTTATTCCCTTGGTGTATTCGGCGGATGACACTCGTTCATTGTCGAACATGCCGCCAATTTTCAAATTAACATAGTGGTGGTGCTCCGATCCCGCCTCCAACATGAAGCTGGAGACATTCAGCACCTTCCACCTCTGGGTGAACATTTTGCTCTGGAACGGAGTGGTTCCAATAATACCGTAACCGGCGGAATTGGCGTTACCAACTACATTCACAGCCTGGTTTAACAATCCCGCGTTCCAGTCGTCCTGCGGAAGAGATGCCACAGTAACTTCGCGGCGCGGAGTGATGTCGTACAAGGTGACCTTGACAGGCGTATTAGTCTGATTGCGAATCCGATGATCGACATCGACCTTGTTTACTTGGAACCGGCGCGTGGTCGCTTGGTTTGGTGCCAGGGCAGGCACAGGGGGCGATGACGCAGTGAGCGCGTCATTTATATTAACAAAGTTAAGTTTGCCCAGCACGAACGGGGTGTCGTACCAACCGGTCAAGAGCTTCACGACTTGCCGGCCGCTGCCGGCGGAGACTCGGGTTCCATGGTTGGATGTTAGGTGAAGCGGCTGAGCTAGCTTCTTGTATAACTTCATCCATCCGGGGCGGCCCGAGAGGTTGGTCGAGGTAGAAGAAACACCAGTTCGAGAGGGCGAGGAATTTTTTTTCTTCGTCGAACGTCCGGAGCGTTTGCGGGCATGAATTGTACGCTTTCCAGACTTCTTCGAAGCGATCCGCACTTTCTTCGAGCCACCTCTGGCGGAGAACGAACCGCTTCTCTTCCGTTTCAGAACTGCCATTGATGTCGTTGTAGACGGCCGCGGTGAAGAGAGCGTGCGGGGTGTTGTATGAGTTTTGTCGGAAGCTAACCATCCGCCAACTTTATATCCGTATTTGGCACCTTTGGCTCCACCGATGATGTAGCCCAAAGCCGTTCCGCTAGCGTGTCCGGCCGCTTTTTTTAATTTGCTGTGTGCCATGAGGGGGGCGCGCGTCGCACACGACGCGCTTTTATAGCCGGCTTTCCGGCTTGGCCCTGATCGGGCCGGTCACGTGACGTGACGTGGGGGGGGAAGACAAGACCTGTAACATTATAAAAGGTCTTGTCTACTCCGCATTTCCGCACTCCACACTCTATAGAGTTGAGTTTGTGCTGTCAACCCTAGCTTGATGCCATCGCAACCGTCGTTCCGCATCAGCGCAAGGAGAATCTTCCTCACTTACCCCCACACGACAAGCGATGTCAACCTACTTTGGGAGTTCCTTAACACCCTTCGCCCTCGACCCGGACGAGCTATCATATGCCGCG